ATCCAGCACCAGGCGCACCTCTCCGCGATAGGGGTTCACCATCAGATCGCCGTGAATGTCAGCACGCCCGCCGAGGCCAGCGTCATGTCAAAGGCCGCCTCGCCATCGAAGCGCCCCGAATATTCCAGCGTGGTGATCTGAAACGGCCCCTGGATGATGCCGAATGCCGGGATGATCACCTGGAAATCCGGCATCTCGCCGTTGAAAAAGATGCTGCGCGCACGGGCATCCGTGGTCGCGTCGCGAAACACCCCCGACCCCGTGACCGAGGCCGAGCGCATCCCCGCGCCCCCCAGCAGCTCGCGCCAGCCGCCAGCGCTGTCAAGCGAGGTCACATCCACCGTTTCGGCATTGAAACTGATGCGCGAGGCCCGCAGCCCCGCCACCGTTTCGAACAGGCCGGCGCCGGTCATGTCGATCTTGATCAGCAGATCCCTGCCTTTCTGGGCTACCATCTGTCTATCCTTCTGTCTTTATGAACATTTCTGACGATTGGCGCGCTCCGAGTGTCACCCCCGGATTGCCTGCAATCCGGTTCGCGCCCGACCCCGCCCCCCAGGGCGGGCGCGAATTTCAACCGCGTTTCAACAGCATGCCACACGGGCGTCCTGGCCCAATGTCCCGATGCCTGAACCGCGCCCACCCTCGGGGTCGGGCGCGAACCTGCCATTGCTCCGCACAATCCGTGCCCGCCTCAAACCTCATCCAGCCGTGCCCTGAACCACAGGTCGATCCGCCGCGCCCCCGGCGCCCGGCTGCGTCGCGCCCGCGCGCGCAGGAAATCCAGCGACACCAGCTGCCCGCGTGCCAGCACCAGCGGCGCATCCACCAGCGCATCCGACACCGCCACCGCCGCCTGCTTGGCAATGGCGAAACCGGCCGCGTCGGAAAACACGCTGACAGCGAATTCATGCTCGGCCCCGCGCGTGGTTGCATCCCCACGGGCGCGCGCATCCTCTTCGCCCAGCAGAACATAGGTCGTCGGCAGCGTTCCCGTGGGCAGCGTGTCATGGACTTCGCCCCCCACCACCGCCTGCAACGCCACATCCGCCGACAGGCGCGCAAAGACCGCCTGTTGCAGGGCGGCCGCCATGCCATAGCTCATGTTGCCACCTCCTCGCGGCAGAAACATTGCAGATAGATGCCGGCATCATCCCAGGCGCTGACCGCCTCGATGCGATAGATGCGCGGGCCTTCGACGAATCTCTGCCCCGCCACCGGGCGCGAGGCTGCGCCTGCGGGCGCCGCCCGGCAGATCACCCGCCAGCGGTTCAGCGACAGCCGCGCCCCGGCACCGTCACGGGCGCGCCCATATCCGGGGCGCATGTCGGCCCACAGCGTGCCCTGCGGCACCCAGCTTTCGCTGAAACCCCCGGCGCCATCGCCCTGCCGCACCGGCCCCTCAAGCACCAGCTTGCGGCGCAGGCGCACCGCCCGCCCGCTCATGCGCCCGCCCCCAGCAGACGCACATTGCGATAGGCCTCGATCAAGGCCATCACCCCGAAAGGCATCAGCGATTCCTTTGCCCCCGCCTCGTGGCGGTTTTCATAGTAATGCGCCGCCAGCAGAAACACCGCCTGCGCCAGATCCACCGGAATATCGCCCCAGCCCGGCCCGAAACCGGCCTCGAACAGGATCTCGGCAACGCCCCCCGCAGGCACCGGCGGCAGGCTGTCGCGCGCCGACACCAGGCGCGGGCGCTGGCTGTCCTTTTCCAGCCAGTATTCGGCCGCATCCACCGTGGTCGCAACCCCGGCCCGGTCAACCAGCTTCAGCGCCGTGATCGCCTGCACCGGCGCAATCGGCAGGCCCTGCGCATCGGGGCTGTGCCAGGCCGTCAACTGCCAGGAAAAGGCGCGCTGGAACAAGGCCTTGCCGATGCGCGCCTCGATCGCCGCCAGCGCCGCGCGCAGATAGGATTCCAGCACCGCATTCTGGCTGCCATCATCGGCAAAACCCGTTCCAAGGTGCAGATGGCGCGAAAACTCGGCCACCGGCAACGCCGCCGCCGGCACCATTGCCAGTTCAACCAACATCATGTGCAATCTCCTGTTGTTGCCGGGCAGTTGCCCGCATCAGGACGCGCGCCCGCACCGCTCTTGCAGAGAGGGAAACAGCCGGACGATACGGGCACGCGCCAGCCCCGCCCCGACCACATGGGCCGGGGCGCGACCATTCTGTCATCGGCCCTGCGGGCCTCAGCTGATGCCGAATTTCAACAGCTTGATGGCGGCAAAATCGCTGACATCGCCGCCAACCCGCCTGGTCGCATAGAACAGCACATTGGGCTTGGCGCTGAAGGGGTCGCGCAGGATGCGCAGATCGGGACGCTCGGCAATGGTATAGCCCGCGTTGAAATCGCCGAACGCAATCGCAGTGGCATCCAGCGCGATATCGGGCATGTCCTCGGCAATCAGCACCGGATAGCCCATCAGGCGCGCGGGCTCGCCTGCGCTCAGCCCGTCCGACCACAGGAAGCGCCCGTCAAGATCCTTCATCTTGCGCACGGTGCCCGCGGTTTTCGAGTTCATCACGAATGTCGCATTGGCGCGATAGCGCGCCCCCAGCGCATAGACCAGATCCACGATCACATCGACGGGGTTGGTGGCGTTGAAATCGCCCGCAGCCCCGGTGGCCACATAGCCCAGATTGCCCCATGTCCACAGCGTGTCGTCCACGATCGGGTGGTGAAGGAAACCCGTCGGCTTGTCGATGCCGTCGCCGCCGACAAATGCCGCCGCCTCGGCGCGGGCAAACTTGTCGGCGATGCGCCCGGCCAGCCAGCCCTCGACATCAAAGGCGCTGTCATCCAGCAGGCGCTGGCTGACCTTGGGCAGCGCGCTCAGCTCGTGCAGCGGGATCGAGATGCGCTCCAGCGTCGGCGTGCCGGTCTCGACCGTCGCAGCAGTTTCCGCCGCCCAGCCCGCGCCGGGGTCGGTGGTGTCGATCAGCACGTCATAGGCGGTGGCCTCGATCTGCACCACATTGGCAATCGACCGGATCGAGGCCGCGCTGTTGAGCACCGCCTTCACCTGGTCGGCGGTCACAGGATCGACCAGATAGCCCCCATCGGCGGCAACGGCCGTGGACATGGCCTTTTCCTCGACCGGCAGGCCACGCAGCCCGTCATCCTCGCCCGAACGCAGATAGGCGGCAAAGGCCTTGCGATGGGGCACATGGGGCTCCTGCGCCGTGGCCAGTGCGGGGCGTTGCGCGGCGATCATGTTCTTGCGTTCAATCATCTTCAATCGGTCTTCCTGCTGTTGAAGGCGCGACTTGATGTCGGCCTGGAAATTGTTGAAATCACCCAGAAACCCGGACAGCGCGGCCTTGACCTCGCGCACCGGGCCAGCGGTGGCTGAAACCTCTTCCTTCTTCATTCCTGCTTTCCCGTATTCGGTTCACGAATCTGCTGGCCACACGCCGCCAGCATGTTTCCGGCCTCGGCCAGCGCCGCGACCAGTTCCTGCGCGCAATCCTTGGCCGAACCCGGTTTCCCGGCCCCCGACGCGATGCGCGCCTCCGGCAGCATGGGAAAGGTCACAAGCGAAACCTCCCACAGCTCCAGTTCCTGCAACAGCCTCTGGCCCTTGCTGTTCCTGCTTGCCCTGATCGTGCGATAGCCGATCGACAGCCCGTCAATGGCGCCCGCGCGCACCAATGCCAGCGCCTCGGCCCCCTTGGCCACATCGCTCAGGAAACGCCCGCGCACGAACAGCCCGCGCGCGTCCTCGCGGATTTCCTCCCACACGCCAATCGGCTGGGCGGGGTCGTGCTGCCACAACATGCGCACCCGGCGCCCCTGTTCGGCCAGGCGTTTCAGGCAGGCCGCATAGGCCCCCTTGCAAACGATATCGCCCCCCTGATCGGGTAGATCAAAAAGCGACGCATATCCTGTGATCACACCGTCACCATCCAGCGTGATCCCCGCATCCAGACGGCAGAACTTGACTTCCAGTCCTGCCGCAGAAACGCTTTCCATCATGTTGATTTTCCTTATCTTACCGGCGATCCTATCAGCGCCAGAAACCCCTGCGAAAGGGCAAACCCGACCACCCCGTAAACCGCCAGCCACAGCCTGCGTTCCAGCCGTTCCAGCATCGCCTCGATCGACTGCAACCGCCGCTCCAGCCCGGCCCAGCGTTCGTCGATCAGGCGTTCATGGGCCTCGATACGGGCGGTCGCCATGTCAAAGGGCTCGTACAGAAAGCGCGAGCCGCTGCGGCGCCGCTCAGTCATCATCGCGCTCCGGCAACCCCAGCAGAGCGCGTTTTTCCGCGTCGCTCAGAAAAGTCGCCTCGCTGACGCGCTGCCAGCGGGCCTCGCGTTCGGCCGAAAGCGCCGGGATCAGGTCGAGATCGGGAACAACCTCGATCAAAGCGCCCGAAAACGCCCCCCGCCAGGCCGACAG